TTACAAAGTAAATATGGTCATCGATACGGGGCAATGATTATGATCTTTCCTAGGGAAGCACTTGATGCAGTAGGGGGATATTTTGATGAGAGATTTAAAGGCTGGGGAGGAGAAGATATCGCTCTGCTTAGAGCGTTAGATACTTTGTATGGAAAACATAAGACTACAGACAATGATGTTCTTCATCTATGGCATCCCGTTATAGGGGATTCTTATAAAACAAGAGTTTGGAAGGGGCAGGATAAAGGACAGGCTAATAAAAAATTATCAAATAGATATAATAGGGCTACAAGAAATCCCTCTAAAATGAGAGAAATAGTTGAAGAGGGGTGTAAAGTAAGGGATAGAAAATGAAATGTGAAAATAGGGACTGTTTTAAAGAAGCAGCAGAGGATTACTGTAGCGTAATTATGACAAAGCCCTCCCACCCTCTTTCGCTCTCTCTATGTAAAGCTTGTTATATAGTAGTTTATCACCTTATAAGAATAAATCTTGATTTAGCTACAAATAAGCCGGGGTAGCTCATTGGTAGACCGATGGTTTGAAGGTCCATGCGTAGTCAGTTCGATTCTGACCCCCGGCACCAACATTTAAAGGAGAAGGAAAATGTCTACAGTTGATTATACTTATGCTATTACAGATAATTCTAGTAGTATTTCTACTACAGGCCCTATTAATAGTAATATAACTTGGGGTTCAACAACATGTACGGTATTTGGATGTAGCTGTAATGGGTATCATTACTACTACCCATATCATACTTGTCCCCCTGCTGTTAAATTATACCAAATCTTTTGCCCTAGGCCGGGATGCGCAGGAAAATTTTGGGCAGAGATAGACCAAACAAAGGCTTGTCCAGTATGTAAAGCTAAAACCAAAGTTACAGATAAGCCAAGTCCAGATTACGAAGTTGCAGTAACTAAATAGGAGTTGATATATGAGTGAATAGGACTAATTTACGGCCCTTTGTATCCGTCAGAACAATATGGTCGGATGATTCAGAAACCATATCAGATCCAGTAGAAGAATGGTTTGGACAATGGATCATGCTAACTTATGGCGATGCTGATATGTGGACCGGGCAAATACGTCCTGTTCGCGCATCTTTTATTAACCCCCATCTCTTTGCAGTAGAAGAGATACCAAATCATTAATGGGTCACTAACTCAATGGATAGAGTAGCAGACTCTTAATCTGAATGTTCGGGGTTCAAGTCCCCGGTGACTCACCAATGGTGGTCTTAGTGTAATGGTTAGCACTTTAGGCTGTGACCCTGACAGTACGGGTTCAAATCCCGTAGATCACCCCAAAGGCTCGTTAGTATAATGGATAGTATGTTTGGCTGTCTACCAGAAGGCAGGAGTTCAATTCTCCTACGAGTCGCCACATAGCCCTGTAGTTTAATGGTTAAAGCGCTACTCTGATAAGGTGGAAATAAAAGTTCGATTCTTTTCAGGGCTACATTAACGATAAGGATGTGTAAACATGACACTCTTGTATTTGGTCCTAATTTTGTTAATTTTCGGTGGATTAGCGGCAATTATAGGAAAAGATACAGCCATTCGCCCATAAAAAGATAAACTGAGGGTTAGATTTATATGGGCCGGTATGGTTCGGGCGACTTAGCTAAGGCTCCTTGAAACTTTTTGGTCATGACCGTATTTTCAAGTTTCCTCACAGCGACGTACGCTATACGAGGGGTTCGACTCCCCTCCCGGTCCACCACCTTTGCGGGGAGGCTTGGTAGCCCGACTAGTCTCATAAGCTATGTCCAGCGTGTTCGAATCACGCCCCCGCAACCATAAGTCGGTCGTTTAATTGGTAGGATCAACGGCTCCAACCCGTTCAATCTAGGTTCGAATCCTAGCCGATTTGCCAACTCTTTTATGGAGGTAGTTATGCTTCGTCATAGCCGAGCAGAAACCTACGTAGTAAATAAGAAGTATAAAGAACGTGATAGGGAACATACGGGAAAAATGGCTTATAAGTCATACTTTAAGTTAGCAGAAGAAGAGTACCTTAAGAAAAAGTATACTACTTTGCGAGCATATCTTAGGGATGCTTGGGGAATTTAATAGCGGAAAAGGAACCGGCCTTCGGGCCGGTTTTTTTGTTGCTCGCGTGGAGGAAATATGGAGAAGGATTATACATCCAAAATAAAGCAACTTAAAAACCTTGCTTTGTTTAAGGATAAAACCGATGAAGAGATTATAAAATTTCTGGAAGCACGCGAAGCTAAGCAAAAGCTGGATGCCCCGGAGGAGCCTATTAGCCAAGAGGAATCTATAGAGCCTATAGAAGTTAAAATATCAACTGTTGACTTTAATAGGAAGTATCAACTTAGATTAAGGACCCTTCAAAAAGAATATGGTATCGACATGAATGATTCTAACGATGCCGAAATGCTTAAATCACTATCTAGACATATTATACAGTCCGAAATAGTTAATGATCAGATTATAAGGTTGCAGATTAGCGATAGTGTAGATACTAGAACCTTAAAAAATTTAGGGGACTATCAAAAAAGTCTGATAAGTACAATGACCGACCTTCAAGAAAAGCTGGGCATTGGCCGCAGACAGCGCAAGGCAAGTCAGGTAGATAGTATTCCCCAGTATGTCGAGATGATACGGAAAAAGGCGCGTAGTGTATGGGAGCGATCAACATCTCCTGTTACCTGTGAGCGATGCCATATAGAGTTGGCTAGATACTGGCTAAATTTTCCAGATAATGCTGCCATTATTCACTTTGAGATAGAGTGTGAGAAGTGTAAGGAAAAGGTTGTATATACACGATGAGCGTAGATATAGAGATAACCGAAGATGATTGGATGCTTGGTGAGATAATCCGTAACCCTGTGCTGTTTAGAGAGTTTATCAATGAGGATAACCCAAACTGGTATGCCCTAGAGAGGCACGAAAGGGCTTGGACAACCTGTACCGATCACTTTTTTTCTATGTGCTGCGGTCGTGGTGTTCACAAAACAACCTCCATGATTGAGATGCTTTATTGGTGGATGGTCAATGGAATGTTCGTTCCCGGCGATCAGGGACTGTTTGTTCTTGTTCCTAACGCTGCACAGAAGAATCTGACATTCGGAAAAGTACGATCCGCTTGTGAGAGTCACTGGTTTATAAGACAGTTTGTGCGCCCAAACTCCGTTAATATCTCTGAGGGTAGAATTGACTTTGTAAACGGATTTCAGTTCCTGCTAAGAATTGCGGGAGAAGCCGGAAAAGAAACTAATGTTATTGGTTTACACACATACCGCATTTGGGTGGATGAGGCGCAGGATATTCCGTTTAAAACATGGCAATCGCTTCAAAACTGCTTGAAAGAGGAAGTACCCGGATATCAAATGGTTGTTTCGGGCGTTCCAAACGGCGGTCGCCAAGAGAATGTCCTATATATGTGCGATCAAGTAGACGATAAATATCAAAGATATAATGTATCTCAGGAAATGATGACTTGGTGGACCCCGGAATTAGAACTTTCTAGAAGAATTCAATATCATGCAATGTATGAGGATTCCGAAGATTATAAGCATTATGTCCTTGGACAACACGGGGCACCTTCCTTTACAGTATTTGACAGGAATAGATTCCAAAAGGCTGCTTATACTTTTGAGAAACTTGTTCTTACTCAGCACTCTTTTGAGACTTCTAAAAAGATAGAGCTAGATGGCTCTACTTCTTATAGACTAGAGGACATTGTAGTATGTCCACCTGTTCCCTCTGATTACGGAATTCGTGCTCGCATAGGAATAGGATATGACCCCGGATTCTCCCCTGATCCGGCTGTATTTTTTATTATGTATCAAGATCCGAAAGATGGTACATGGAGAAACTTAATAAGGTATGTTCTTCAAAGGGTAGAGTATGGGTTCCAACGGGAGGCTCTTAATTGGTTAGATAAGGTTTATAATTTTGATTTTATAGGTATTGATATGGGCGGTATTGGAAAGGTTCAATACCAAGATTTAACCGGGGAGTTTTCCATCTATAAGGAGCGTAACTTTAAGGAGCGTATTTTCCCTGTAGAGTTTGGCGGTCAGATGGTTGTCGCTATTGACGATAATGGCATGGAAAAGAAAGACCTTATTAAAAGAATTGCTGTTGAATCTCTTACCAAATGGATATACGAAAGACGCTATATATTTTCCGAAGATGATGACGATCTAATGACAGAGTTAGAGCGAACAAAGTTTACAAGAACTATTACAGGAGAGCCGGTATATAAGACAGAGGACGATCATCAAATGTCTGCAATGATGTGCGCGATCTTAGCTTATGAAAATAGATTTGGGGTGCCAGTTTCAAAGCCAGAGCCTAACATACAGCTTCTAGCTGCAAGATGGCTAGATATAGCAGAAGAAATAGGGGTGTCTAACTAATGGCAGAACAGGATAATAAGTTACAACTAGCCTCTGCTTCGTTTGTACCGGGCTACATGAGTTCACAAGGTAACTTCTATAGTGGCTTCGATACTACAAACCAATCACTAGGGCTAGCGCCGGAAAAATTAGTAATTCCGCGTGACTATAATTCCGTTGTTCGTATGAGTTACGATTTTTATCAGCGTGGAGGTATGGCCTCAACGGTTATAAATAGATTAACAGAGTTATCAATTACTAAAATACGCAACGGACAAAGAAAAACATCTAATGAGGCAAATTTTTATTTTGACTCTATGCTGCATCGAAGTCCCTCTAGGATGATGCGCTTTATAAGAACAGCGGCACTTGAGTACTACCTTTCAGGAATGGTCCTGCCTAGAGTAGACTGGGTTACGTTAACAGGGGACCAGATTAGTCCTGAATTAAAAAGCGGGAAGGAGTATATCCTTCCCGTATTTGATTTGTATCCGCCACTTCTTATTAATGTCGTATGGGCAAGTTGGGGTAAGAAAGAGTATTACCTTAAGCTTCCTAAAGAGGATGTAAAGCTTATACGAAATGGTGGAAGCCAAATTAAAGAGCAGCAACTAAAGTATGACATGTATCTTAACTATTATCCCTCTTTCGTAAAGGCTATCCTTGATGGAGCCGATAGGGTAAAGATAGATGTAGATCCTATTCTAAGAAAAGAGGTTTCCTTTAACCCTCATCCAACTCCTTATCTATTTAATGTGCTTGAAGGACTTGTATTTAAGCAAGCCTTAAGACGGATGGACTTTGCGGTAGCAACTAGAGTAGTAAACGCAATTCTATTGGTGCAAGAGGGAGATAAGGACTTCCCACTTACTGTTGAGACACAGAAGAATCTTGATGATCTAAAGAATCAAATTCTTGCCCGCGCTGGCGATCCTAGATTGTTAGAAAGATTGTTTTTCCTATTCTCAAACCATACCACACAGCTTACATGGATAACACCAGATGTACAGGCTTTGCTTGATCAAGATAAGTATAGACAAGCAAACGAAGAAATTGCCGAGGGATTAGGGTTTGCAAGAATCCTAATTACAGGAGAGTCCCGTAATGCAGGGGCATCGGAGCTATCTACTTGGGCTATTCAGCCCATGATGGAGGAGCTACGGGAGATGCTTGTTGAATGGATTATAACGGTCTATGAAGAGGCTACTGATCTTAATAACTTCAGGAATACGCCAGTTCCAGCGTTTACTCCTATCAAACTACAGGACTTTGTTAAGACGGCGGCAGTATTTGCTCAAGCATACAAGGAAGGCAACGTAAGTAGGACTACTAGGGATGAGATGATAGGTCTAGACTTTGAGACAGAGCTAGAACTAATGACTGACGAATATGAGCCTATGAAAGACCTTCCAAAGAACTTCCCTGAGTTACCTTACAACACGCAAATTCCACCGGCTGGTGGATTTGGTGGGGCACCTAATAATCCAAAGGGTGGTAAGCCCGTGGGTACTCAGAACGTTCCTCTAAACAAAAGAAACACAGGAGTTAGGCCATCAGGACAGACACCCGTATCAAGAACAAGCCCAACAGGAAAGCCATCGCAAACAAAAGCGGCTGAAATAGAGGTTCTTAGTGACGAGGAAGTTATTAATTTAATAGACAAGATAGCTAAAGATCGTAACCTAAGTATTACCATAGATAACTTATAATAGAAAAAACGCCCTAAAGTACCTAATAAGTTAGGTTAGATTAAGGAATATATATGAAAGAATATGATATTGTTGCCGTTATATGGGACGACCATATAGCCTTTGAGCGTAGCGGCCTAGTTAAAGATCCTACCTCAGTCCTTACACCAACACTTACAGTAGGGTTTTTATTTAAAGAGACTAAAGATGCTTTGGTTGTGGTTTCAAATATAGAAAGATACCGTGATCGTGATGATGCTAACTATTTAGTCATCCTTAAGGGTTGTGTACAGGGAATTAAAAGATATGGAAAAATAAAAGTTAGAAAGATTCGCTGTAGGGGTGATTAGGCTGGAGAATATTGTGATTGCTATAATTACGTCAATTGCTACCCTACTCGTCGCTCTTTTAGGCTTATTTAGTTCAAAGAAGCTTAGTAAAAAGGGTCCACCGCCGATGGATCAGACTAAGCTAATAACTACCTTAAAAGATACCTTGATCGCTCAAACGGAAAGAATTAATTTA